TATAAATTACACAGAATTTTATGGGATAAAGCCTGGAGAATCAGATTTTTTGGTGCTATTGAACGTCTTAATAAACGTCTTAATGGAAATGTATTACATTTAGATAATTTTGTTAAAGAATTACAATCAATAAATAAACATAAAAATATATAGGAGACAGAAATTATGAGTAAACTTAATTCCACAAGAAAGCCTACTACACTTAAGGCTAATCAAGTAACTGTTGGTGAAATCGCAGGTCATATGACTAATATGGCTGCAGCTCAATCTAATATCGCTTTACTTCGTAGAGCAGTTCTTGCTAACTTGCTTTGGGAAAATATTGCGTACATGGATGGCAAATCAATAACTGCTGAGATTCAAAGACTTATTCCACTTTGTGATCCAAAGGATGTAGCAGATCTTACAATTGAAGCACGTGTAAAACAAAAGCTACGTCATACTCCGTTATTCCTTGCGGTGGAGATGTGTAAGTATGATGAAACACGTCATTATGTAAAAGATGTACTTCCTAAGATTATTACTCGTGCAGATATGCTTACTGACTTTATGGCTCTTTATTGGATTGATGGTAAATGCCCAATTTGCAATGCTGCTAAGAAAGGTCTTGCTGAAGCGTTTCATAACTTTAGAGAATATCATTTTGCTAAGTATGATCGTGATGCTGAAATTAAATTGCGAGATGTAATGTTTATGGTACGGCCAAAGCCAGCTAATCAACTTGAAGAAATTCTTTTTAAGAAAATTGCTGACCGTACTCTTGAGACACCTGATACATGGGAAGTATTGCTTTCATTAGCACACACTAATGAAGAGAAGGCAGCAGTATGGACTAAGCTTATTGAAGAAGGAAAAATTGGCGGAAAGGCTATGCTAATGAATATTCGTAATATGCAAAATGTGGGTGTTCCTCGCCCAACAATTGTGAAAGGTCTAAAGGAACTTAAAGGATCAATGCTATTGCCACTTGATTTCTTGAAAGCTATGCGTGCAAGTCAAGGTTTTGATCGTGAGATTGAAGATGCTATGCTTGAGACTTATAAAGATCTTCCTAAACTTCCTGGCAAGACATTGTTCATTGTAGACGTATCAGGTTCTATGGGTTCAATCACTTCAAGTGGTTCAACATTCACAAGACTTGATATTGGGTGCTCTCTTGCCATGATATGCGCAAATAAATGTGAAGACTTTGAACTTGTATGCACTGCAGGTTCTGATGGCGAACTTCGTGAGGAACAAATTCGTATTGAATATCCTTCAAAGGGATTCAATCTCTTCAAGGAAATTCAGAAGTCTCGTGATAAGGTGGGCTGCGGTGGTATCTTCACATACCAATGTCTTGAGAAGCTTCGTAAGGAGCTTGGTGATAAGATACATGATTATACAAGAATCATTGTATTCTCTGACTCACAAGACATCGATGTATCAAGTTGGGGTTCACCTAACCGTGATAAGAAGCCACGTCCATTCGGTAAGTATAACTATATCTGTGATGTATCTTGTCATACTCATGGAATTGCTTACAATGGTGTATGGACTGCGGAAATTTCTGGTTGGTCAGAACATATGTTAGATTTTATAGAAGCTATTGAAAATGTTAATCAGAATTCAACCAATGATATAGAATAATTTTAACATTTAATATTTTTTATAATATTTCATATTGGTTTGTTAGTAATAAATATTATTATTAATTATATAATGTTACCTATAAATCAATATGAAATATTTTTATTTTTACAAAATCACAAATAATATAAATAATCATTTTTATTATGGTGTACATATAACAAATAATTTAAATGATGGTTATATGGGATCTGGCAAAAGATTAAAATTTGCAATTAAAAAATATGGTATCGAAAATTTTACAAAAGAAATATTAAAATATTTTAATAATAAAGAAGAAGCATTTGAATATGAAGCTGAAATTGTTAATGAAGAATTAATTAAAAATAATAATTGTTATAATTTAACAATGGGCGGACATGGATCATGGACCCATACTAAAGGCAAAATTACTGTTAAAGATAAAAATGGTAATATATTTGATGTTGATAAAACTGATGAAAGATATATATCAGGAGAATTGGTTTCAAATCTTAAAGGTACTACAACCGTAAAAGATAAAAATGGTAATTGTTTTAGAATAAATATAAATGATCCAAGATATATATCTGGAGAATTAATATCAGTTAATAAAAATATTCCTAAATCAAAAGAATCAGTTGAAAAAATGAGAAATTCATTAAAAGAATATTATAAAACTCATAAAGCTCATACATTAACTGGTAAAGATCATCAATATTATGGAACAACATATGTTACAAAAGATAATGAATCAATACGAATTAAAAAAGAAGAATTAGATACATATATAAAAAATGGATGGGAACATAAACGAATATGTGGAAAATATAAAGGAAAAATATATATTCATAGATTTTTAGAAAATAATCAATTTGAAAATAAAGCTATTAACAAAATTGAATTAGATGAATATATTAAAAATGGGTGGATAAAGGGACAATATAAACCAAATGCTAAACCGAAATTTAAAAGAAAATATATATGTAAATTAATAAATAATAAATTAGTATTAAAAATTATTAATATTGAAGATTTAGAAAAATATATACAAGACGGTTGGATATCTGGTAAAAAATATGAATGAGTATGGACTGCAGAAATCTCAGGATGGTCAGAACATTTCCTTACATATATTGCCGCATATGAAGGTCTAGAAAACACATTCGAAGAGTAATATATAATTATATATTCATATGCTTAGATGATGCTAGAAGATGCTAGAGGGTACTTCTACACG